GAGAACTTCACTGCCGATCAAAGAAACTTGCAGATTTCCCACAAGATAACTTTAAGGTATCAAGAAGGTATCACAGGAAAAATGAGAGTCTGTTTTAAAAACAGATATTACAACATTGAGAGCATTTTGAATCACAGGCAGATCAACAAATATCTGATTTTACTTTGCACAGAGGACAATATCTGATGAGTGCAAAGTTTGATTTCAAAGGTGGCAAGGAACTTTCAAAAATGCTTGAGAGCATTGGTGGCAAGAATGCTATCAATGTAATGCGTGGATCAATTTCAAAGAGTGCTCAGATTGTCAAAAAAGACGCTATGAGTAGAGTCCCAACAGACACAGGACAACTCAGAAAAAGCATTTTTGTTAAGAGAAGCAAGCCAAGAGGAGACTTTGTTTCTGTCTCTGTTGCTACTTCAGATCCAATTTCTCATCTGATTGAGTTTGGCGTTAAAAGGCACCTAATCAATCAAACAAAAGGCGCGCAGAAGCCAAGAAAAAAGTTAGATATTGGCGGTGATGTTCGATTTAACACTTTTGAGCACCCAGGGCATCCTGGAATGCCTTTTTTGCGTCCTGCAATCGAATCTAACCAGATAAAAGTTATTGAAAAAGTAAAAGATGAAACGAAGAAAGGGCTTTTTCGTTTTATTGATAAGATGAAAGTTAGGAAGTAATGGCTATCGAGGAAGTTTTAACAGCTCGATTAAAGGCGTATTCTGGCTTGACTGCTTTGGTCAGTACAAGAATCTATCCTTTGCCATTGCCACAGAACACCACTTTTCCTGCGGTAGTGTATGAGACTGTTTCAGGATTTGAATATCCGGCTTTTTCTTCAAACTCAGGTACTGCTGAGAGGCTTTTTCAAATTACAGTTTGGGGTGAAACCACAAGCTCAGTGAAAGCAGTCGAAGCGCAGTTAAAAGGTGCTCTTGAGAGATGGAGAGATTCAGGAAACGGTGTTCAAGATGTCTTTCTTGTGAATCAAAATGATTTGTACAGTGATCAGCTTCAATTGAGGGCTTCTGCTCTTGATTTTAGGTTTTTAATTAGTGTTTAGGGGATAAAATGGCAACTCAAATAGTAGGCGGATCGGGAATAGGGTTCTGGTTTGGTCCGTATTCAGTTTGCGGTGATTTTAACGCTGTATCTTTGGATCACAGTGCAGACATTTTAGATGATACGACTCTATGTGATGACTCACGGACAAGAATTGCAGGACTTAAAAACACGACTCTTGCAGGTGAGGGATATTTTGATCCTGCAAACGGTGGAATTGATGACATAATGTACAATAATATTCACGGCTCCAGATGGCCTGTTACAATTGCACCAGTGGCGACGACTGTAGGCAGTTTGGCTTACTTTTTTGACTGTTTGACTGGTATGTACTCTCCGAGTGGTTCAATCGGTGAACTTTTCGGTTTTTCAGTGACTGGAGAATCAACAAGTCCCCTCGTTAGGGGTCAAGTTGAGTATAATAATACTGCTTCAGTGAGTGTGGATAGCACAGGCTTTCAGCTTGGTGCGTTATCAGCAGGACAAACTTTGTACGCGGCTATTCATGTTCTTTCTGTAAGTGGTACAAGTCCGACTCTTGATGTTATCGTGCAAAGTGATGATAACTCAGGATTTTCCAGCACCACAGATCAAATCACGTTCACACAGGCAACTGGCGTGACTTCTCAGATTTTGAGTGTTGATGGTGCTGTGACTGATGATTATTGGCGTTTTCGTTTAAATATCGGGGGTACGACTCCCTCTTTTAATGTTGTTTGTGTTTTTGGAATTGTTTAAATAAGGGGAAAAAATGGCAACTTTAGCTTTGACAGATTGTTACGTAGAACTAGCGACAATTGATTACAGCTCACACTTTACAAGTGCGACTATTGATTACAGTACAGAACTTCTTGAGGATACTGCCTTTGGTGACACTTCAAGATCCAGAGTAGCAGGATTGAAAGAATGGACTTTAACGCTTGAGCTTAATTTGGATTATGCTTCAAGTTCAATTGACTCGGTTTTGTTCCCATTAGTTGGAACTAGTGTGGCAATTGAGATCCGTCCAACAAGTTCAGCAGTAAGCAGTTCAAATCCTTCGTACACTGGTAATGCTTTCCTTGAAAGTTATCAGCCGATAAATGGATCAGTTGGTGAATTGGCAACAGCTTCTATCACTTTTACTGGAACAGGTAATCTGAGTCGAGCGGAGTCATAAGCATGATATTAAGCAAGGAATATCTAAAGAATCTGAAGATCAGAAAGACAGTCGAAAAAGAAATCAAAGGTCTTGAAGGGAAAGCCAAGTTTCGAGAACTGGGAGGAGTCGAGAGATACAGATATATCTCCAGGCTTCAAAGTGTAGCAAACTCTGAAAGTGGTATTGATCTTGAGAACCTTCCTGAGTTCGCAGAGATCCAGGTTGACATGATAGCAGAATGCTTAATTGATCAATCGGGAAACCTGCTTGTTGAGACTGAAGATGAAAAAGGTTTTATCAGGTCTTTACCTCACAGCGTACTTGATGAGATGTTTGAAGTTTGTCAAGATCTGAACGGATTTACTGACGAAGGCGAAGCAGAAAAAAACTAAAAAGCCAGCCTGAGAGATTGTTTTATTTCAGGCTGGCGCATGAATTGAATATGACTGTCTCACAGTTGCTTGAGAACTGCACTAGTTCAGAGTTGACGGAGTGGGGTGGTTATTTCAAATTGTTAGAACGTGAGCGCATTGAGGAAGAGCTTAAAAGCAAAGCCCAAGAAAAAATGGAGAGCATGAAGCATGGCAAAAAAAATAGCACGTTTAGAAGTTGAACTTGCGGCTAATGTTGCTAAGTTCACAAAAGATATGAAGCAGGTTAATAACACTGTTTCAAAAATATCGAAAAACATAACGAATGCTCTTAACGGTGCAAAAGGTGCGGCTAGTTTGTTTTTAGGTGCTTTTGCTGGTTTTAAGTTAGCTGGTGCAATCAATCAGTCTTTACAATTTGCAGATGAACTTGCAAAAGTAGCAGACAGGATAAATATAACGACAGAAGCTCTCGCAGGTCTTCAACTTGGAGCTGAACTTTCCGGGATTGATGTCAATCAATTGAATGATTTACTTGTAAAGATGGAGGCTCGCATAGGTCGGGCTACCAATGGCATGGGTCCGGCGGCTAAACAGTTGCAAAATTTAGGACTCAGTGCAAGACAGCTTGCAGATGTCCAGGCAGATGAGGCTTTCATCAGAATTGGTAATGCTATCAGTAAGCTTGGAACTCAAGCAGAAAAAGCGGCGGCGGCTCAGGACTTGTTTGGTATTACAGGAAGAAAAATTATCACTTTCCTTGATCAAGGTGAGGATGGTATTCGTTCTTTTATCAAAGAAGCGGATCAACTGGGCATAGCATTTAATAGAGTTGAGCTGGCACAAATTGAGAACGCAAACGACAGTCTAAGCAGATTACGTAAGGTTATTTCTGGCATTGTGATGCGAATAACAATTGAACTAGCCCCAGTGCTTGATGCTTTTACTACTCAAGTTAAAAACTCTGTTATAAGTTTTAAGAACTTCAAAACTTTTGCAATAGACGCATTTGAGGCGGCAACTCATGGTGCTACATTGTTTAGAAATTCTTTTGTTGGAATTCAAGCTTCATTTAAAGGTCTTGAGATTGTCGCGAAGGCTGTAATTGCTGGCATTGTGGTGGCTTGGGGATCTATGGTTTCATCACTTGACACCTTGACCGAGTCTCTAGGTAAAAAATTTAATACAATCGTGCAACCCATTGTCAATTTTTTAAACGCAGCGGCTGGTTCATCAATTGGCAAAAGACTGCTAGGTCTTGATTCTTTGGATAAAGGATTGAGAAATATGGCTGATGCGGTCAATAGCATGAAAGTTGACTTGCTTCCAGATCCTGAGAAACAAAAATCGATTGCAAACATCAATGAGTTTGGTGCAGCTTTATTAAAAGATGTTGACCAAGCCAAGGGTGAATTTGACAAGATGATAAATATTGATTGGAACGGATCAAAAGCTCAAAAGTTCTTCATGAACATTAGAAAACAATCAAAAGAGATTGCTTTAGAGCAGGTCAAAGGAAAAGTTGGTTTTGTCCCTAAAGTGGAGTTTGACAAGGCGGCAAATGATGCAGAGGTAGCAGCAAAAAAAGCAGAGGAAGCAACAAAGAAGTCTGTGAAGTCTGTTACCAAAACTGTGAAGACAGAACTGTCGGAGATGGACAGATTGATAGTGAACTGGGGTGACAGGTTAACTGACACTTTAACAAATGCTTTCATGACTGGAAAGTTGAGTTTCAAGGACATGATAAATTCCATGATTTCGGACTTTGCAAGGATGACAATTAAGCAGTCAATAACAACTCCAATCCTTCAATCTTTGGTCCCTAATTTCTTTTCTCAGGGTAAGATTGGTGCTGGTTCAGCCGGTCCAAAGTTTGCGGATATGCCTACGACTTTGGGAGGTACAAAAGACTTTCTTAGGCCAATGGCACCAGCTTCACAAGCTTCAATAAAGCCAAGCATTCAAGTGATTGATCAGAGAAGCCAGAGCGCACCAGATTTGAGGATTGAAAAGGTAAACACCAACGGCGGTCAGGCTGTGAGAATGACAATCATGGACACTGTAAAAGATGGTCTATTGAATGGTAATTTCAGCAGGGAGCTTGCATTTGCCACTAACAGAAGAGGTTCATAATGGCAACATGGCCCGGATCACTTCCACAAGAACCTATCTATCAAGGATACCAGGAGACATCCCCTGATTTGGTTGTTTCAACTCAAATGGACGATGGAGCACCGAAGCGCAGAAAGTATACAACTGCAAACAGCTATCCAATCCAGATGCGATTTTTTATGACTGATACACAGAAGGCAACTCATGACACTTTTTTTCAGACTACTGTGAACGGTGGTGCGGATTCATTCACTTTTACAGATCCAATAACCAACTCATCAATCACTGTTGCATATATGATTCCAGAAGGAAAACCAAAGTATACTTTTATCGGTGGAGATGGTACTACGAAGTATTTTCACTGCGATGTCATTTTTGAGGTGTTGCCTTGAGTCGCTCACTTTCGACAACTTTAAAAGCTCAAATAAATGGACAGAATTCAAATGATCCTCTGATTCCTCTAATTGAAATATCACACGCGGATATAACCACTTTAAGGTTTGCAGATAATGGTGAAAACATCACAAGCAATTCAAACACTTACAATGCTTTTCCTTTTAACATAGCAATCCCAAACGACACCGAAAAATCAATACCAAGAGTAACCCTCACAATTGACAATGTTGATCGTCAACTTGTTCAAGCTGTGCGTTCAATAACTGCTGGCGGTGACTATCCAGATGTAACTTTGAGTCTTGTACTTGCATCGACTCCTGATACTGTTGAAGCTTCTTTTGATTTTAAGCTAAAGTCTGCAAGCTATAACAGATTTATCGTTTCTGGTGTTTTGTCTTATGAAGACATTTTAAGCGAAGGATTCCCACAAAGAAAGTTCACTCCTGATTTGTATCCTGGCATATTTTAATGTTTGGACTGAATAGCTATATAGGAATCCCATTCAAAGAACTCGGAAGAGATAGAAAAGGACTCGACTGCTATGGACTTGTCAGACTCTTTTATGCAGAGCAATTTGATACAACTTTGCCGATTCTTTTAGATAACTACGCATCGACTAAGGACGGGAAAGAAGTCTCACAAGTTGTTAATGACTGTATTCCTGAGTGGTCTGATGTTAAAATAGGCAGTTACGGTGATTGTTGCCTTTTCAATTTAAAAGGGCTTCCAATACACTTGGGTGTATATATTGGAGATGGTTTCTTTCTACATGCGATAAGAGGTGCAGACTCTTGCATAGAAAGACTTGATTCTAAGTTGTGGGAAAAACGATTTAAGGGGTTTTACAGATATGGGGAAGCTTGACTTAATAATCACTCCAAAAGCTTTCTCAACTGCAAAAAAATGTCTTGAGATTGAATCAGGGAGATCTTTAAAAGAGATCCTCGATTTTCATTTAGGGTATATTCCAGAATACGCTCAAGCATATGTCTGCATAAATGATACTCATATTAAGCCTGAACATTGGCACCTAGTTACTCCAAGATCTGACACATATGTGACTGTTGGAGTAGTTCCTCAGTCTGGGGGTGATGACAAGAATCCTTTAAGGATCATCGCTCAAATTGCTGTCATGGCCGCAACAAATGCTTTTGGTGCTAAGGTAGGCGCAAAGCTTTTCGGCACTTCTGCATCATGGGCCGCTGGCGTTGGATCTGCAATTGTCGGTTATAGTGCATCTCTTGTAATGAATGCAATTGTTCCACCCCCCAGACAAAGAGCACAAGAAAACACAGGTTTTAGCTCTGACGCACCAATGCAAAGCATTACAGGAGTTCAAAACCGTCTTGTTCCTTATGGTACGGTTCCTTTCATTTTCGGGAAAGTGAAGATGTATCCACCATTGGCGGCTGTACCTTACACCGAGCTTGAGAACAATGAGCAATACCTGAGAATGATTTTTTGTGTTGGATTTGAAGAAGATCCAGGTGACCTAGAAATATCTGACATCAAGATAGGCGAAAATGCTTTAAGCACTTATGAAGATATCGAAATTGATTACACCACTAGATTTGCTGATATGACTTCTGACGAAAAGTCAAAATGGTTTCCAAACATCAACGAAGCAACAGTCAATCAAAGCTTGAATGAATCTGATGGCTACAGGACCAACACCACAACAACAAACACGACTGGAATGATCGTTGATATCAGCTTTCCATCTCTTGTGAGTTTTAACACTTCAACTGGAGCAAAGGAAGCTGTCAGCGTTGACTTTGAGATTGAGTACAAGCCGACTTCAGGTAGCGTTTGGTATCCATTTGGCGCGGACGATTTAGAAGAGACAGTAGAGAACTCCTTGAATATTGAAAGGAGTTACTTTAGAGCTGATAGTTACGGGACCACAAAGATTTTTGCTTGTGGTGGTATTGATTCAGGAGGAAATTATTTAAACAATTCTGAGGAGTACGACAAGGCAACAGGAAACTGGACCAATAAAGCGAACATGAGCACTGCAAGAGCGCATCATGCAAGTGTTGCACTTGGGAGTCTCATCTATGTGTTCGGTGGAAAATCAGGAGCAGGAACAACACTTAGTAGTTGCGAGGTTTACAACACTGCAACTAATACCTGGAGCAGTCTGACTGCAATGCCAG